GCCAGAAGCTCGTCGGCTTTCTCCGGGGCCGCGCCACGAATGAGCGGCAGCGGCGCTGCTTCCGGCGCTTCTGGCTCGACAACTTCCTCAAGCGCCGCGACCGAAGCTGCCGGGTCGATGGCGTCGCGAATGTCCGTCTCGCCGGCCGCTGCGGCGGCGATCGCGGCGTCGTCTTCGGCCAGTGCGGCCTTTTCCTCGGCGGTCAGGCCGTCATCGTTGGGTTCGTCTACCATGTGATTTGTCCTTGAGTTTGAAGTGCGTCAGACGATCTGCCAGTCGTTGGCGGTCAGGTCGTCGCAGCACGGTCCCCACTTAAAGAATGTGGCGTCCGTGAAGACGATGTAGACAGTTCCAGTGTCCCATTCCTCGCTGCGATCCGGCATGAGCACGAGCTTTATTTCGTCCGCCCAGCCGGACCGCCAAACGCTATGGCCTTCCTTGAGCGCCGCGAGCGCGTGGCCGAACGAAAGCGCGTCGATCGGCTGATAGGCCGCCTCGAATTGCTCCTTGGGCGACCACGACACATAGCCGGCCCGGCCCACGACGTTGGGCTTGCCGCCGTCATGGTATTCAACCAGATAGCCGTCATCCTCGCCGTTTTCGTCGGACGGCAGTTTCCATCCGCGAAAGTCATTGTATTCGGCGCGCGTCATCAGTTCGGCGGCGAGGCGCTTGGTGCCGTAATAATGCTTGGTCATCGTCATTCTCCATACGGTTCTGGTTGCGCGCGGATCAGTCTTCGAAGATGCACCAATCCTCGGCGAGCATGTCGGTCTGCGAGGCGAGCCACCCCATGAGGATTTCGCCCGTCGCCGTCTTCATGGTGAAGCACGGAAGCACCTTGGCGAAACCGCCGTTCAATCGTGCGTATTCGCTGTTGTGCTTCGACCAGAAATTCTCAAAGGCAATCTCACGCGGTCCATTGGGTCCGCTCAACGCGACCCACATGCCCTTGCCATTCCAGCCGGCGCGCGCGGCACGCTTGCCTTCCTTCATGGCTTCGATGGCGTCGCCGAATGTGTGGTTCATACTCATCGTCTTTTGCCTTTGGTTTTCGGTCGGGCCAGACAGAGCCGGAACGCGCGATAGTTGATGCCGTCGAGATGCGAGTCCACGTGCCCGATGTTGGTGGCTATCCGCGCGTCCTTCACGCTCTCCAAGATCGTCGCCACGTCATAGGCGGTGATCGTCTTGTCGAGCTTTAGGGACGCGATAGCCGCCGCGCGTTCAAAGCTCTGCTCGATGCCGCCATAGGACGCGCCGCGATCGTCAATCAGCTTCGCGGCGCGCTTGAGGATCGCCTTCGGGTTCACGCGCAGCCCTCGTTCGAGACTTCATCTGCCCAACTTGGTTTGTTGAGGATCATGTGGTGCGGATATTTCCCGCGAATGTTGCGCGCGAAGTGCGCGCCAAGCGACTCGTCGCTCGTCAGCATGAAGTGCGCGTGCGGCGACACGTCGTCGTAGGCGTAGTGGTGCGTCCCGGTGTGGAACTTGACGTAAAGCCGGCTGTTCGGCTCGTCATAGTCGATGTGAGAAATCAACTTCGACTCGACCTTCTTCCAATTCCGCTGGGTCACTCTTCTTGCTCCTGTTGTGGTTCTTGGACTTGCTCGACGCCCTCCTGCTCAACGGTTTCCTGCTGGGCGTCGGGATTCGGTCTGATGCGCTTGGCTGCGGCGTTGCGCGCCGCGTCAGCCTGGACGGCTGCTTGCTGTCGGGCGGCCGCCTGTTGCTGCGCGGCTTGTTGCTGCGCGGCGGCCTGTTTCTGTTGATCCTGCTGCTGCTGCGCGGCCTGCATGGCCTGCTGGCGCTGCTGGTCGTCTTCCTGCTCAGAACGCGAGACGAAACCGGCTTCGTGCAAGACGCCATCGGCTACGGGAACGGCCGGCGGCGACTGGATCATGACCAGAGCCGCTTCGAGCGCCGCTGCTTGCGTCTCGACGTTGAGCCCGGCGATGGCGGCGATGATGCGCTTGGCGTCCGCGCCAGTCTTGGCGGCCATTGCGCCCTTGGCCTGCGCTCCTGCCTGCAGATCGGCCAGCTTCGCTTTCATGAGGTCGGTCTGTAGCTGCTCGGCCTCGGCCTTCTTCTGCGCCTGCTGCTGCTCTTGCGGCGTCGGCCCTTCCGCATCTGGATCGCGCATTCCGGTGACGGCGCGGATGCGCTTGACCAGTTCGTCGCGGTTCGGGATGTCCATGTTCTCGACGATCAGGTCGATCATGGTGGCGACAAGCTGCGGAGCGACCGGCGCAAGCTCCTTCAAGAGCGCGACCAGTTCGTCCGTCGCGGACTGACGCATCGTCATCTGCCAGTCGGCTTCCGAGATGATGAAGTCCGCCTTGGTGTGTGAGATGGCGTTCTCCGGCAGGCCGTCGTTGATCTTGATGTATTCCGGCGTGCCGCGCATGTTCGTGATGCGGAAGTCCTTGGTCTCGGTGAAATATTGCTCCACGAGTGAAAGCTGCTTCTCGCCGCTCTTTTGGAAGGCAAACCGCAAATTGTCGAATAGGTCGGCGGTCGCGAGCGATCCGCTGTTTTGCATGGTCTGGAGTGCGACGCCAGATTGCTGGCCCGTGCTCTTTCCCATGTTGGCTTCGGTGACGCCAGATATTGAATACATGAGCGAAATGGCGCTTGAAAAGATTTGCAGATGCGACGCCTCAAGCCCGCGATCCGCGTTCAGAGTAAGCTCCTTGCCGGGCTTCTTGACGATTATCGCGTCGGGGCGCGCTACTTCGTCCTTGAATGCGTCGAGGTCATCGACCGCGCCTTCGTCCATAATCGTCTTGGACGTGTTCAGGATGTGCAGCGCCTTCGACGCGCGCTTGTTGATGTCGTCGTTAATGTCGCGAAGCCCGCGCGCCACGCCGTAGGGCAGTCCGGTTCGCCCGCGAATGTTCGCCCAAATTGGCGTGAACGGAAAGTTGTTGTGGCGATATGGCGACATGGAAACGTGAAGCAAGCCCTTCGGCGTCATGATCGCGACGTGCATCCGCATCATGACCTTGCTAACGATCACGGCCTCGCCGCCCTCGATGCTCCTTTCGTGGCCTGGGTGTCCTTCGATGAACATCTCGCCGTGGAAGTCGCCGCCCTTGAGACGCGGAACCTCGACCGGCATTCTGAACCACATTTCGATAATGCGAACGCGATCACGGCGATAGGCATTGTCCTCGCGCTCGGCGCGATAGCTGTCATTCTGAACTTCGATGGTGTCCATCGCGACGTCGCCGAACTGCAAGTCGTGGAGCATACGATCCACTTCCAGCGCCGACTCGCGCACCATATCCGCGCGCTTGGGGAACATGGCCATGGCGATGTCTAGGTCTACCCATTTCGTTCGGGTGACATAACGGCGGTCGGACATATCCGGCTCGACGCCCGCTGAATCCCAAAGGATGTTGCGCCAGCTTTCCGTGCGGACATATACCGGCTCGCCGTCGTCTTCGTCCTGCACGCCTTCCTCAAGCCAGCCGACGCCGACGACAACCGCGTCCTTGAACGCGCGTGACTTGGCGAAGCTCTCACTGTTCACGTCGTCTAGATATTTCAGCAACTCGGTCTTGCGCTGGGCGGCCTTGCCATCCTCCTTGCGGCGCGGGAGAACCTTGAACTGAGTGCGGGCGCGCTTCTCTGTCCCGGTGATCCATTTGATGACGGTCGCCATGATGTTGTAGACGAGTGGCATTTGGCCGCGCTCTTTGAGAGTCGCCTTGTCTTCCTCGGACCACATATGATTGTCGTAGGCGTCCTCGTCCTTGGCCTGCTCCCAGCGGTTTATTTCCTGCCGGCGAAGCTCGCGGACGTAGTTCGACATGAGGCGACTGTGAAGCGCAACCATCTTCTCGCCATCGAGGGCGTCGGTCGCCTTCGTGGTGGTTGAGTCCTCTGCCTTCGGGATTTTGCCGTCAGCCTTCTTGAGCCTCTGGGTGCCGTCGAGTTCGGCTTGGTCAGTGAACATTGGGGAATCTCCAGCCGGCGTCCTCAAATTTCTCGATAATCCGCGCTCGGAACATGCGGAGGAAGTCTGGCAATCTGTATTCTTCCAGGCTCATGCCTTGATACATGATGGATTGGTCGTTCTTTTCGCCGTCCTCATAGTTCGGCCCGTAGACGATGATCCTCATGCGAACCAAGCCGTCCTCAAAGTCCACGAAGACTTCCTCTGCCATCGAGCAAACAGCGCGGCGCTTAGACATTTTCGGAAATCTCCGCGTGGTGTTCCCTGCCGTTTTCATCCGTGCGAATGGCGTCCGCGACGACGACGCGATCCAGCACTGGCTTTGGCGGCATTGAGATGAGGTCGCTGAGGCAGTCACGGATTGCCGATCCGATCCTGTGAAGCGCGGTAATGTCGAAGTCGTTGAAGCCGAGGCTGTAGGCGAACGCAATCGATGCGCGGGCGCAATGCCTGCCGTCGCCGCCTTCCTCGCTCCACAGGTGCGCGTTGGCGAGCGGAACAACGCACGGCGCGTAGTTGTCGTTGCCGAAGCTGTTGGTTGGAACGAGCGCGAGCGCCGGGCGCTGCTCTTTGCCGAACCACGTTCCAAATACCGTGATGTCGCCGTATCGACGGCTGAACCACGTCTTTGTGAGGTCGAGGTCGTAGCGCGGCGAGAGGTTCGTCATGGTCATGATCCGTTGTGGCCGAAACCGTTGGTGGTGGGATAGTGCTTCGGATCGAGCCCGGCGAAGCCTACTGGTCCGCTTATGCCGGCTGTCGGCTGCACCGGCTGCAATGCGTTCTGCACGAAGATCATCGCTTCATGGATGGTCGACGACGCGAACAGCGGTTCGTCGATCATCCCCAGGTGTGGATTACATGAGCGCACCATGAAGCCGCCATTCGGCAGTCTGGAAATCTTCAATGATTGATGTTGTGTCATTGCCAGGGCTCCATCTTCGCCATCGCGTAAAAGAGATTGGCCGCCCATATGACGGCTGCGGAAACGCCGAGGATGGCGAAGATGTTGGCCTTCGTTCGATCGCTCATTTCAGCCATCCTTCCACGATCATGAGTTCGGTTGC